AATAGTATTATGCCTATCAACAGGAAGAATACTTCTATTAACTCCATGTATCTACGTATTCAACTAAATGATCATAGCCCCCAATGTGGAGACCATTAATTATTATTTGTGGTACGGTATTACCTAGCCTTTCTTTAACATCATCTATAAATTGAGGTTCTTTATCTAGTCGAACTTCATTTATAACACAATTCTCTAGGGAATGCAATAAGTTTTTTGCTTTTTCACAGAATATACAGTTAGGCTTTGTATACATAGTAACTATACGAGGACTAGTATACTGATCCATTGAGTAACTCCTTTTTATCTTCATAAGGTGCTACCACCCTACGATAGAACTCTAGTTGAGCCCCAGTTAAAGCACCCATAACATCATTGAGTGTTTGATAGTTATACGGACCGTTGTCTGTAAGATAGTCCTTTATCATATCTGCTATCAAGTATTGTATTTCACCTGCATTTCTAGGTGAATCATCAAACAGTTCTTCTCTTCTTTTTCTTTCAATATATGGCATTAGTGCACCTCTAAATAATCGTTACCTATTTTACAATCGCCTGCTTCCATTATCTCTACACCTAATTCTTTAGGCGCTTCAATAAACCACTTACGTATGATTGGTTCTGCTTTGATAGCATCTTCAGGAGATACTTCCCACGTACATTCATCATGGTAGAACAGTAATTGCTTTGCTTCTATACCTTCTTTCTCAAAGGCTTCGTTGATTCGTACAATAGTACGTTTCATTAGTATAGCTTCAGTACCTTGTATAAGGTAGTTGAATGCTTTGTATGCTTCTTCAGTGTAAATACGACGACCATCAAGTCCACGTAAGTAACCTCGTTGTTGAGCTACGTTCTTTACTTTCTCTGTTAAGTTAGCCAATGCAGGCCAGCGGTTTAAGAAAGCATCTTTAGCTTTATTACCTGCAATAGAAGATCTACCTAGGATAGTACCTAGTTTAACTCCTCCTGCACCAAATAAGAAAGCAAAGAAAAAAGGTTTAGCTTCATTACGAGTACACTGTATAGCATCAGCGTTCTTCTGGTGTATATCTCCTTTCAATATCTCATCAGACATCTCTTGATCTTTACCAAAGTGAGCTACTACTCTGGCTTGATAACCTGCACCGTCAGCTGATATAAGCACCTTATCTTTAGCAGAGATAAACATTGAGCGTATCTCGCTACCATAAGTAGCTTTAGGTGAGGGTATATTAGCTATTATCTTGTGTGTTTGACGACCAGTAGCGGCACCAATATCAATAACATCACCATATAATCTTCCATCATGTATGTGTTCCTTCCATCCAGTTAGTATGCTATGTCTGGCTCTTAGTGTAAAGTATTTATCTATATCTTTACCTATATCACCTAGTTTTATTAAGCTATCTGTAGTTAGCTTAGGGCTTACCTTATGAAACTGTCCGTTTATTTTCTTCCAGTTCCATTGAGTCGGTTCCCAGCCTATCGTGTAAAGAAATTCTTTAAGATGTTCTTGGTTACCTAGCCTTGCCTCAACTGTTTCTTGTCGCTGAAACTCTTCCCCAGGTTTTATTGGGGGATTATCAGATAAAGCATCAGACACATCAACATAGCGCCCAAGATAGTCGCTGAGTAGCCTTGCAGAAACAGCGGTGTATTCTCCGTTCTTCTTGTATTTAGCTGTCTTCGGTTCTTTGTCGATTGTAATCGTAAGTGTTCCAAGCTTTGGTTCGACTCTTCTTTCGATATCATTCACTTCGCCTTTTATTTTAGTTATAGTACTGTCCAGTAGTTCTTCGTTTATTTCCCAACCATTTCTTATCTGCTCACTAGACCAGTAAGCCATCTGATGCTCGATATTAATTGCATCATCATAGTTAGGGTTAGTCTTCTTAACTTGTTCATACTCTTTCATAAGCATATGATACACAGCTATGTTAGCATCAACATCTGCTACACAGTATTCTACCATATGATCAGAGTAGTTATCAAAGCCACCATCATAATCCATCTTTTGTTCTTCTCCTGCTTGTATAGCAAGAGCTTTAAGACTATGTTTTCTAAATGTTTTCTTACGATGGAAGTCATTTAACCTTGAGTATATTACCGTATCAATTATCTTGTTACGATCTATAGCG